TACCTTGTGGAAGTGGCGCAGAGATTGGCTAAAGGAGAAAAATGCTAATTGAGCGAATCTTTAAGAACCCCAAGACCACCATCTTGGGGCTTCTTGTTTTAGGGATGTGCTTTGTTTTGGTTTGGGCAGAGCGTGCCAGTCTTACGGAGGTGTCAACTTTTGTTCTGGGAGCATTCAGCTTACTTTTTTTAAAGGATCCTAAAGATGAAAAAGCAACAGGCGACAAGTAGCCACGTCAGCAAGAGCAAGAAGCGAGGCAAGCATTCCAAGAGTGCAAGCAGCAACAAGCGGAGCAAGAACTACAAGAAGCCATACGGAGGGCAAGGTCGTTAAGTCGGTCTATCAATTCTTGCTCAAATTGTCAAATCAGGTTAACGTATTCGGATATTTTCCGAACTAATCGGCTCACTTTTACAATTAATCGGCTCACCAATGAGAACCCTCAAGCGCATCATCCTCCATTGCACCGCTACTCCAGAAGGCAAGCACTTTGACGTAGCAACAATCCGAAAGTGGCACTTGGAGCGTGGATGGAAGGACATTGGCTACCACTACGTCATCTACCTTGACGGATCGGTACACGAAGGCCGACCTGTTGAGAAGGTGGGTGCGCATACTAGTGGTCACAATGAGGATTCCATTGGTGTGGTGTATGTTGGTGGGTGCGATGCCAAGATGAAAGCAAAGGACACTTTGAACGAAGCACAAGAGGTTGCGTTGGTTAATTTGATACAGGCATTGCGAGCAACACACGGAGAGCTATCCCTTCACGGACACAACGAGTATGCGAACAAGGCTTGCCCTTCGTTTAACGTCAAAACCAAATTCCATTGGCTTCTTTAGAGGACTTCATCAACGATTTAGAAAATGCGCCCCAACCGACTTGCAACATTGACAATCCTGACGAGTGTACTTCTTGCGGCAGTTAGCGGATGCCGTACTGCTCAACCTATCCTAGAGAGTGTAATTGTAAGGGACACGGTAATTGTAACGGACACCAAGTACCTCATAGACACGCTGGAGGTGATGAAGGACACCGTGATCTACCAAGACAAGGTTCGGGTGCAGCTCCAGTACATAGACCGAAAGGTCGTGGTTGAGGCGGCTTGCTTGCCTGATACCATCCGTATCACTCAAACGAAGATTCTGACCAAGCAAGAGCCGAAGGTTCGCAAGTGGACTTTGGAGTCAATGCTCGGTGGTTTGGCCTTTGTGCTGACGATTGTCTACCTACTGAAGCGTTGGGTTGACAAGATAACGGAATAAGCCCGTAGAGGGCATTTATATGCTTTCTAATACACTTTCTACCAAAAGTGGGATGGTTGTATGCTTTCGCATATAATAGTGGCTTAAATCAAAGATTCCTTTCTTTTTCTTTGTTAAGTTTCTTTTTCTTTCAAGTAGTTGGTTAAGTAAGTTAACTAACTTAAGTCAAGTAATAACTTAACTATTACTTAAGTAAGTTGTATAAAAAACAAAATAATCTTTACATACGCAAGTACCTATGCATAGATTATGCTAATTTTTAATCATTCTAAATAGTGAACGACCATATTTTCATTTATTGGGATGACTTACCTTTGAGCAAACCATCAGAGAATGAGCAAGACACCAACGTACTACATCGGCAAAACTCTAGGCATAGAGGCGAAGGATGTGGTGATGGACTTCCAACCTGATAACTACAATTTAGGTACGGCACTCACCTACCTGATGCGAGCAGGAAAGAAGCCCAACAACCCAATCACCCAAGACATTCGCAAGGCTATCGCACACCTTGAGTTTGAATTAGAACGCCAAGTACACAATCAATCAGATGAGCAATCAGGAATTAGCGCAACAACGGAAGGAATCAATGTCAAGTATGCAGTACTATACTAATCCCGCCAAGCGCAGAAAGATTGACTTCTTGCTCGCTGAATGCGCATCCCTGTTCGCCAACTGCGATAGCACCTACCAAGCTCGTCAAGAGGCGAAATACAAAGAGCAATCAATTCTTGCAGAAATAGCAAAGATTGATATTCACTTCGCCATCCAATGCGGGTACCTGCAACAGGACAACTAAAGTCCTACCACGTTGTGGTGGGCAAGGTTCCGAGCTTAAATGCATTTTATGCATCAAAGCACTGGACAGTACGAGCAAAGGCAAAAGACAAGCATTGCGCTGAAGTGTTGCAACAATTGCAAGAGTACGACTGCGTACCCATTCACCACGTCTACATCACCTGTAAGGTCAACTACCGCTACGACATTGACAACTCCATTATGGCGGTCAAGTTTGCCCTTGATGCGTTCCGCAAATGGGGAGGGGTGAAGGACGATTCAAGAGCCTACGTTCGCAAGCTCAAACTAGAACACGACCCAGACATTCATCCCGATACCGCAGAAATTACCTTTCAAGGTTTGGTGGTTGAGCAAAGTTGATTATATTTGTCCTGTCAACTAAAACCAATCATTATGACACTCAACCTTTCTCAAGACACATATACACCCAAGCGGTGATGGCGCAACAAGCGCAAATCCAAGCACTCCAAAGCAAAGTACAAGAGCTTGAAGCCAAGATTCAAGTACTGGAGCAGCAATCAATTCTTTTCATTTAAAACCAATCTACAATGGCTAAAATCGTTTCAATCACCCCTACGGGGCAATGGCAAGACCTGTTCAAGTTAGAAATCCGTTTTGACAACGGTGACTTCGGAACTGCGTTTGCAAAATCACAAACTCCATCTTACGGAGTCGGTGACGAGGTAGAGTACACCAAGAACGAAAAAGGTACTATCAAAATCCAACGCCCTAACAATTTCGGTGGTGGATTTGGTGGCGGTAGCACTACAAGCTACGCACCCAAGTCGGATGACCGATCTGCTAGCATCATTCGTCAGGTTGCTCTCAAGGCAGCAGTTGAGTACGCTTGTGCAGCAGGTCACGATGTGAATACCATCTTGGCAAACGCATCAACCTTTAATGAGTGGATGAACGGAAAACAATCAGCCGCCACTCATCAAGAGCATTTCGCTACACGCAACGAGAGTCCGTTCTGATTGGTTTCTTCGGACGTTGCGTAAAGGCCTCCTTCGGGAGGCTTTTTTTATTGGATGAAGTTTGTATATTAGCAGAACCAATCAGATTATGAAACATCCCGACTTACTACCAAACGAAGCATCGCTTCCCTACCTTCAAAGGGCGTTGAAGGGCAAATACTTTGACACAGGCAGGCTCGGTGTCTATGAACTAGACGAATACGTTCGCCTTAAAGATGGCGAGATGGTCGTTGTCACAGGTCACGCCAACGTGGGCAAGACACATACGCTGATGTACTTGATGCTTCTTCAGTCCTACAATATGGGAAAGAAGTGGCTCATCTACTCCGCAGAAAATGAAGTGCCAAGCCTTAAGCGAAAGCTTATTGAGTTCCTTGTAAGTAAACCTATTCAAGGGATTGACGAGCTGACGATGCACCGAAAGCTTGACTGGATAAACGAGTACTTTCAGTTCATTGATGGCAACAGGCTATTCAACGCCTTTAATCTCATTGATGTTATGGAGTCCATCAAGAACGAATGGGACTACACAGGTGCGTTGATTGATCCGTACAACTCGCTGACCACCGACCAAAAGAAATTGGGCAAGACAGGAATGCACGAATACCACTACGAGGTGGCTAGTGCAATTAGGGTATTTGCTCACAAGAATAACGTCACGACCATCGTTAACACCCACCCAGTAACGGAGGCAATGCGAAAGACATTCTACAAAGGACATCCCTACGAAGGTCACCCAATGCCTCCAATGGTATCGGATATTGAAGGAGGCGGTAAGTGGGGAAATCGTAGTGACTCTGTACTTGTGATTCATCGTTTTTCGGCTCACGAAACGGATTGGATATATACCCACATCCACGTCCGCAAGGTCAAGGAGATGGAAACGGGAGGCCGTGTAACGCCTCTTGAAACACCCCTTGTTATGCAGTCAATGATTGGTAACGTAGGATTCAAAATAAATGGGCGTAATTTGTTGACTCAAAAGAAAGACGAACCCGTTGAACTAATCAGCCCTGACGATGTACCCTTCTGAAGAACTCCACGACCTGTACATCAGGGAGAAGCAACTGATGCTATCTGGCACGGCTATATGGCTAGCCCATCAAGCAGCAGACAAGTCCAAAGGGCGTGAGGTACAAGACGAGATGCTTGATCACGTGATGAACTGCCACAACGCAGACCAACTCTTGCAGCAGTTTATTGACTACCGACTGTTTGCCAACCGCAAGCTCAACGAGGTGATGTTAGCCAACGCCACCTTAAGGATGAACAATGAGGAGATGATTATGGAGATTGAACGCTTGCAACGCATCATTGAGGACAACCTATGAAGCAGATTCTATCTCCGTTCCAGAAGTACGAATGCTTTGAAGCAAAAGGCGATCAATTCCTTGTACTGGACTACACCATCATCCAAGACAACGAAGACAAGCTCGTTGAGTGGTGCAGCGTAATGACCATCAAGCGGCTAAAAGACCACAAGCACTATATGCTGCCGATGACTGATATCTTGGAGAAATACAAATCAAAACAACTTAAACCAATCAAGTGCAAATGAGAGCTTTCGAATTACAACAAATGGCACGAGCCAAGAACGCAACACTCGCACGACTCGGACTTGAGGACAGGGACACCCGCAAGCGAGAATACACTTTAGCAAGAGGCGCATTTGTAAACGCATACCGCCATAAGGCCACGCTGATGGAGTTGGGTAAAATAATCGGCAAAGACCATTCAACGGTAATCCACGCCATTCGGGAACACGGATCAAGACTCAACTACAAGGACTACCGATGGGCTTACAAGATTGCCTGTGAAATACGTGAGGAATACCCAATTGAAACCGCAGAAAGTGTGGATAGCAAATCTCTTGAGGATGAAATCAAAAAGCTCAACGATATGGTGAGCGAGTTAGTTAAATATAAAGAACTATATTTATCCCTGAAAAAGACATTTGATGAGTTTTCAAGTTAACGTATGGCCTATCACAGGTTTTCTCTTGGGTGTCAACTACGCTTCAACGACCGACCTTGATGGCGAAGACCTCCAACACGAACTTCAGCTTGCCGTGTTCGTAATAATCTTTGAGATTAGTTGGAACTCCTAAACGTACTTGCTGAACGGCACACCGATTGGATTCGGATGGTCAAGAGCTTTGGTGCAGACCAAGACCTTGCCAACGACATCGTCCAAGAGATGTACGTTCGCCTGTACAAATATGTTGGGGAGCCTGAAAAGATTATGTACAACGAAAAGGAGGTCAACACCTTCTTCGTGTACGTCACGCTCCGCAATATGTACGCTACCTTGATGAAGGCCAAAGGCCGCATTGAGTTTGTGGATGTCAGCCAACTGGAAGAAGAACTAATCTTTGAGGAGGCCAACGAAGAAGCCGAAGTGCAGCTCGTAGCCCTTTACGATGAAATATGGGAGCAAGCAGACGATTGGCATTGGTACGACCGCAAAATCTTTGACCTGTACCACAACACCGATATGAGCATTAGAACGCTCGCAGACAAAACAAAAATATCAGCACGTTCAATTTTCAACACCCTAAAAAATGCAAGAGAACGAATCCAAGACGAATGCAACGACCACTACCAAGCGTGGAAGGAAGCCTCGCAAGAGTAGCGGGTTAGGAGATACCATTGAGGCCATCACCACCGCCACAGGCATCAAAGCAGCAGTTGACTGGTTCAGCGAAGCCACAGGCGTTGACTGCGGATGTGATGCCCGCAAGGAGAAGCTGAACAAGATTTGGCGTTACCGTAAGCCCGAATGCTTGACCAAAGAGGAGTACGACTTCATCGGCACTATCAAGGGGCGGAATGTAATTACGGCAGCGCAACAAACGGAAGTCAATAAAATCTACAACCGAGTATTCAAAGACAACGTACAGCCAACGAACTGCGGCTCGTGCTTGCGTGGTCGGGTACAGGAGTTGGAAACCCTGTACAACGCCTATTGATGAATCACTCAGGTAAAATAGGCGAGGCTAAATGGAAGGCATACCTTGAGTCCATTGGTCACGTTGTAGAGAATGCTCCAGAGCGTGTGTTTTATGATTGGGATTTAAAATCCACCACAACCGACAACAGGACTGTGACCTTTGAAGTCAAATATGACGAGAAGGCGTACTACTGGGCAGAGAAGCGGGGAACCCCTGACAACCCCAATATGTACATTGAGTACAAGAACACCAATCAAGGCAAGAATTCAGGAATACTCAAAAGCAAAGCCGACTACTATGTCTACATCCTAAAGGCAAAAGAAGACATTGCGTACGTTTTCAAGCGTGGCGAGCTATGCGAGCATTTAGTCAATGCGAACTATAAGAGTGTAGGCAATAGCGCAACAGGCGATGACAACGCACTCGGGTGGATTCCACCGCTAAAAGAAATGGTAAAGCACCATTCGTTTCATACTAAAGTAAACCTAAATGCCAATCCCTAAACCAGCAAGTGGTGAAAAGCAATCCGACTACATACAAAGATGTATGGAGGCCATCGGAAGCGAGTACACCGACAAAGACCAGGCAGTAGCAGTTTGCTACACGCAATGGAAGGAGGGCAAATAGCCCTCTTTTTTATTCAAAGGATATTCGTTTTTATGCAAATGCTTGATTTTTAGGAATCGCCTATTGTCGGGTCAAATGCTCAAACTATATTTGGGTATCATTTAAAACCAATCAGAATGAAAAACATACTTTCTTTTATCGCTCAAGTGCTTGCTGCCTTTGTGGTAGTGATGGCATACCTGTACACCCTTGAATACTTTGGAATATGATTTTTGAAATTGATGACCTTCAGATGTGGCTTGAGGACGTAGTCAAGATGCCACAGGCTTACTGGGATGCCGTAGAAGCAGGAACCGATAGAGAATACCTTGCCGAGTGGCTTGGCTACGCATCGGCAGACGAGATGGACAAGTACGAGATGACCATTGAGTACAAGGAGGAATCCTACAACGAGGATGGCTACACCAACACCACGAGCTACCCCACCTCGCACATTGAGAATCCACCTACCAAGATGGATATGGAGCTTTACTACAAATGGATTAACTGGGCAACACAAGTAGCAGCAGATGAATACTAAAATCAAAACCGCAATGGCTCTTTTCTTTGAGCACCATCCCGAGTTCAGCGATGCGACCAAAGAGATGTACCTCCACATTGAACGCACCCAACTTCAATCATCTTACTTCATTGGTATGGTGAACCACGACTCAAACAAGTCAGGTGAGGAGTTTTTTGATGAGTTCTATGGAAATTAACCAACTTGATTTGTTCAGCGGGATTGGAGGATTCCATCTCGGCTTTGAGCGAGCAGGATACGAAGTCACATCCTACTTCTCGGAGATAGACCAACACGCTATTGCAGTATACAAACATCAATTCCCAAACTCTACCTATGTCGGTTCAGTTACAAATGTTCGAGGAGCAGACCTCCCAACCATCGACCTCATCACTTTTGGGAGTCCTTGCCAAGATTTCTCATTGGCAGGAAAACGAGCTGGGATGGAAGGAGAAAGAAGTTCTCTTGTCCTCCAAGCAATCCGCCTTATTAGCGAATGCCGACCAAGTGTATTTGTCTGGGAAAATGTTAAAGGGACGTTCTCCTCAAATGATGGCGCAGACTTTTGGGCGATTATCCAAGCCTTTACCAACATTGGGGGTTATAGACTTGAATGGCAACTGCTTAATACAAGTTGGTTTCTACCCCAAAATAGAG